GCAAAATTTATGGTGATTCAGGAGATGAATTTGATTTTGAAAAAGTGGCACACTCGAGACTGGGTGGTAACACATTTGTGATGGATGACGGCACACCTGTGTTAAGAGAAGGCAACATTAATGCCACAGAAATTGAAAATGAGTTGATCCGTTTAAGAACACGGTCCGGAGCACAGTTGTTGTTGCACAACACCGAAGGATTGGCATACATTATAAACAATGATGGCACAGCATGGATTGAATTTTCCAAAGACGGCAAGATTGACATCTATGCCAAAGACTCTGTGAGTGTTCACACAGACAATGATTTCAACATGCGAGCAGAACGTGACATCAACATTGAAGCAGGCAGAAATGTTAATATTAAAGCCACTGGACAAAATGCAGGAGATGATCTGGTAAATTCAACAGCATCTGCCACCACAGGCAGAGTGCATGTGAACGCATTGGCAGACATAGAAATGTTTGCTGGCAATGACATCAATCAAAAAGCTGCCAATGACTACAAACTGTTTGCAATGGCCAACGGCAAGATAGAAGCACTGCTGGATGTGGCCATATATGCTGATAATGATTTTCTTGTGAACACCGGTGTTGGACAGATACATTTGAACACTGATGGTAAGGTTGAAAAAACTCATGTCAGTGCAACCACAGTGCAAGATCTTGCAACCTATGACAATGAAGGAGTCAACAAAGACAAAAAGTCAATCATGAAGCGAGTGCCCACTCAAGAGCCATATGCAGAACATGAAAACATAAGAAGAAATTTTGCAACACCTGAACTCACAGACAGAGAAACAATCGATGATAGGTTTACACCATAATGCCAGGGATAGTTAGAGTAGGCACAGATTCACACATTGGGCATGCTTCTCCAACTCCCAACCCGTTTCACCAGACTCCTTATGCAACAGGTGCCGCCAAAGTTTTTGTGAATGGTACCAACGCTGTGAGAATAGGTGACACCACTGGCTGTGGAGATCCTGCTGTGGGAGGGTCAACCAATGTGTTTGCAGAAGGCATAGGAGTGCATCGTCAAGGTGATGCCACAGGAGGCCACGCATCATGGGTTGCAAATGCAGCTGCCACTGGATCAGGAGATGTGATAGCAAATGACTAATCCAAACTATGCAACACTGCTACCACAGATAGCTGCTGAAAGTGATCCAACTGCCAAACAGGCATTGATTGATCAGTGCTATGTGTTCAACACACCCCTCACTGAATCAGAACAAAATTTATTCAACTTCATGCAGTCAGACTATGTAGAGAACAACCCAGGCAACACAGATGATTCATCTTCAGCTGACTCATCTACTCGTTTTTCTGCATACGCAGGAGTTTATTTCAACAATGACGGAGACACAACATGACAATAACACTAAGAGAGACTAAAGGATCAGCACTCACTTATGCAGAACTAGATGCCAATTTTACACATGCAGATTTATATAAAAGTGTACAAAATATCACGGGTCCAGGCGCAATCAGTGCAACCACAGGAGTTACATTTATTACAACAACTGGAACTGATGCTTATACATTGGCAGATGGTGTAGAAGGACAACTCAAAATAATCATAATGAAGGGGGACGGTGGCAATGGCACTGTTACTCCTACTAACCTTGTGGGATTCACAGCTATAAGATTCACTGATGTTAACAACTCTGCTGTGTTGCTTTATGGATCAACTGGCTGGAATATAATAGCACTGCAACAGGCAACAAGGATATAATAGGTAGTAAATATAACAAATGGCAGTTGTAAATTTTTCAGATCAAAAACGCACCAAGCAAACTTCTGTAAATTCTCAGATATTCAAAGGTTTTTCCACACAAGGCAGAGAATTCAAAGATCCTAAACTGTATGATGTGGAATTGGTCAAACAGGATTTATTGAACCATTTTAACATTCGCAAAGGCGAAAAACTTGAAAATCCAGACTTTGGCACCAACATATGGTTGTATGTGTTTGATCCACTGGACGATGAAACAAAAAATCTTGTGATCGAAGACGTAGAATCAGTGGTCAACTATGACCCAAGGGTGACACTTGATCAAATAGAAGTGCAGGAATCAGATCATGGATTGTCTGTTAAAATGACTGTGCTGTATATTGGGTATGCCTTAGGCGAAACAATCAATCTATTGTTTGACCAAAACCAAGGATTATTGCAAGGTCCTGGACAAGTTTTTTCAAGCAGTTCAACAAATTATTAACTGCACACTTTTTGTTTGCAATAAATATTCTATATGGCTTCTAACACCCGACAGAACACTTTATTGGCCAACACAGTGTGGCAAAAAATTTATCGCAGCTTTCAACAAGCTGATTTCAAATCATATGATTTTGACACCATCAGACGCACACTGATTGACTATCTACAATTGAACTATCCAGAATCATTCAATGATTTCATTGAGTCATCAGAATATGTTGCACTGATTGATATGATATCATATGTGGCACAATCAATTTCCTACAGAGTTGATCTCAATGCCAGAGAAAACTTTATTGATCTTGCTGAACGCAAAGAATCTGTGTTGCGACTTGCTAGATTGATATCTTATCAACCCAAAAGAAATGTGCCTGCATCAGGATTCTTAAAAATTACTTCTGTGAGCACCACAGAAAGTGTCAAAGATTCCAATGGACAAGACATTTCCAACACTGCTATATTATGGAACGATCTTACTAACGACAACTGGCAAGATCAATTCAACGCAGTGCTGAATGCAAGTTTGCCCAAAGGACAGTTTGTAAACAAACCAGAAATGAGTGACACCATTGCTGGCATACAGTCACAGTTGTATAGAGTGAATGGATCTAATCTTGGTTTACCAATTGTGCCTTTTTCGAAGTCTATCAATGGCGTAAACATGCAGTTTGAAGTCACACCATGTTCCTTTGCTAATGAATCATTCATCTATGAAGAGCCACCAGTGCCAGGCAACAGCCTAAGTGTGTTGTACAGAAATGACAACAAAGGGTTTGGATCCAACAACACAGGATATTTTTTACATTTTAGACAGGGCACACTGAATTCAAAAGATTTTGCAATCAAAAACACAGCACCCAACACTGTGGTAAGCATTCAAGAAAACAACATCAACAATGAAGATGTATTTTTATTCAAACTTGATCAGAATGGTTTGCTTGAACAGAGATGGACCAAAGTTCCTGCAATACTTGGCAACAACATTATCTACAATGAATTGGCCAACAACATCACACGCCAGTTTGCTGTGGTCACCAAAACAAATGATCAAATTGATCTTGTGTTTTCAGATGGTGTGTATGGTGCACTGCCACAAGGCAATTTCAGATGTTACTTTAGACAAAGTAACAACTTGACATACAACATTTCTACAGCAGACATGCAAAATATTTCTA